AATAGTTGACGGAAATCAAAAAATACATGTTAAGGGTGATGTGGATAAAACTTACGAAAAAAATTATAAACATCATGTAAAACAAAATGTTGATAAATTATTCGATCAAAATTATAAACAAACAAACTTAGGAAACTTTGATTTAAAAACAAATGGACATAATTGGTTTACAGCCGGAGGACCCACTGACATTAGATCCGGCGGAAACCATACAGAAACAGCCCCCCGAATTCATATGAATGGACCATCAGCCGCTACCGCGATAGCATCACAAGAAGCAGCATTACCTCAACGATTAAAATTGCATTCTTTACCTGATGAAACAGGGGAAAAATGGATTGAAAGTATTCTACGTCGAATACCTACCCACGAGCCTTATCCTCACCACGAAAATATTGATCCTTTAAAATTTAAATCGATAGAAATAGATCGAGATAAGGACGGGAGATATGAAAGCACTGATGCAGAAGAAATCAATGATCAAAGTAATTTTTCACAGTCACTGATTGAACCAGCCGAATTATGGAAAAAATATTCGACTATAACTGATACCTTTGCCAAGATCAAGGGCAACGAAGAGTAAATATTAATATGTCAGCTAATCAAAAATTATACGATAAAATAGCATTAAAAGGTCCAGCAAAAAATAATGATGTACCTGGATCTAAAACCTATAAAGGATTTAGTACGATCAGCGGAGACAGCAATAGTTTTGCTCTCTACGATTTGGCATTAATTAAGCAAGATATCATCAATCATTTTTATGTAAGACAGGGAGAACGATTGGAAAATCCTACTTTTGGGTCTATAATATGGGATGTAATTTTTGAACCTCTCACAGAAGATATGAAACAGCTGATCATAAAAAACGTAGAAGAAATCATTAATTATGATCCTAGAGTACAAGCGCAGGAGGTGATCGTAACTTCTTACGAATCAGGATTACAGATTGAATGTATGCTAACGTATTTGCCCTATAACATACAAGAAGCAATAAATCTGCGATTTGATCAAGCTAACGGGTTGTTAGCCGATTAAATGCGCATATTATAAATCGCGATAAATATCTGTAAACAGGACGCAGATATGTCAGCAACCGATAGACAAAACAGATTATTAGTAGCAGAAGACTGGAAACGTATATACCAGAGTTTCCGAAATGCAGATTTTCAAAGCTATGATTTTGAAAATCTTCGCAGGGTCATGATCAGCTATATCAGAGAAAACTATCCTGAAGATTTCAATGATTATATTGAATCCAGTGAATATCTTGCGTTAATCGATCTGATAGCATTTTTGGGGCAGAATTTATCTTTCCGCATAGATTTGAATGCGAGAGAAAACTTTTTAGAGCTGGCTGAAAGACGAGAGAGCGTTCTTCGTTTGGCTCGCCTTTTGAGTTACAAATCTAAAAGAAATCAAACTGCTAGTGGATTATTGAAATTTGCTTCTATTTCTACGACACAAAGTGTATTTGATAGTAATGGACGAAATCTATCAGGACAAGTTATCACATGGAACGATCCTGCTAATGCTAATTGGTACGATCAATTTATTAAAGTTTTAAATGCAGCGTTACCCGCTAGTAGACAAGTGGGAAATCCGGATGATAAAAAAATAGTTTATAGCATTCCTACAGAACAATATCGATTTCAAGCTGCAAACACTGGAATTCCCGTTTACGGATTCACTAAGGCTATTGATGGAAGAAGTATGAATTTTGAAATAGTTTCTACTACTTTTAAAAATGCTAATGAAATTTATGAAGAGCCTCCGTCGATAGGAAACCGTCTAGCTTTCATTTATAGGGATGACGGCAAAGGTAACGCTAGTAATAATACTGGGTTTTTCATACATTTCAAACAAGGTAGCCTTAGCCAAGGTACATTTACTTTAACGCAACCTGCGGCAGATGAAACTGTTGACATTGATGCAGTGAATATTAATAACAGCGATGTATGGTTGTATAGGTTAGACAATGATGGACAAGAAAGCGAATATTGGGCACCTGTTCCAAATTTTGAAGGTAACAACATTATCTATAACAGTTTAAATAAAAATATACGTAACATTTATGGAGTAGTTACTCGAGCCAATGATAGAATTAGTTTAATTTTTAGTGACGGAGTATTTGGAAATCTACCGCAAGGAACATTTAGAACATACTACCGAGTAAGCAATGGCATCACATACACAATTAATCCTCGAGATATTAAAAATGTTAATATCGAAATTCCTTATTTTAGTAATGTTAATCAAATTGAAACTTTAACTATAAGTTTAAATTTGCAGTCTTCTGTTGCTAACAGCAGTCCTAGTGAAACTAACGACAGTATTAAATCTCGAGCTCCTGCTACTTATTATACACAAAATAGAATGATCACAGCTGAGGATTATAATATTAGTCCACTAGCAGTAAATCAAGAAGTAGCTAAAGTAAAAGCAGTAAACAGAAGCTCTAGCGGCATAAGTCGATATTTTGATTTAGTAGATCCTTCCGGAAAATATTCTAAAACTAATTTGTTCGCCGACGATGGTGTGTTATATAAACAATTCTATAAAGATAGTTTTAGATTTAGTTATTCAACAAGGACTGATATTGAAGCAGTGATATTCAACCAGATCTCAGAGGCACTAAAAAATTCTGATATTAAAAATTTTTATTATGCAAATTTTGACAAAAAACCAGCATCATTATTGAATGTTTCATGGTTTAATACCACTATTGACACTAATCAAAGCACGGGATATATCGAAGACAATATTACTTCTACTAAACAAAAAGTCAGCACATATGCAAGTACTTTGTTAAAATTCTTTTCACCGGGGGCTCTAATAAAATTTACTGCTCCGCCTGGCTATTATTTTAATAAAGCCGATGATAACTCGTTGGTTCTTGGGACACCGACTGCATTAAATTCTACTCAAGAATTATGGTGTAAAGTAGTAAATGTAGCAGGAGATGGCACAGCTAACGGAACAGGAGAATTATTAGATGGATCAGGACCTATAATATTGAATGATATCATCCCCGACACTGCAATAGTTTCTGAAATTATTCCGGCATGGCGTAATACTATAGAATCATCTACAATGACAGCTATGGTAGATCTAATATTTTCAAACAAGCCATTTGGATTAAGATATGACACTGAAACCAAATCTTGGAAGATCATAACAGAAGGAAATCTTAATACATCGGACGATTTTAGTTTAGGAAGACAGGGAGACGTTAGTAATCAAAAAGTAGATGCTAGTTGGTTATTGTTGTTCACAACGGATACAGAATTTTATACTGTAACTAGTCGACTATTAAGATATATTTTTGAAAGTGATAAACAAGTAAGATTCTTTTTTGATTCAAGTGATAAAATCTACGATACTAGAAATAATACTACAGTAAAAGATTCGATCAAAGTGTTAAGTATTAATACCAGACCGTATTCAACATCACCGTTTACCTACGATAGAGATTGGGCCATCACCGAAGAATTCAAAGGATTAGACGGGTATGTTGACACTAAAAAAATAAAAATTACATTTAATGATAAAGACGATGACGGAATAGTTGATGATCCTACATTGTTCGAGCAGATAGTCGCTGAGCAAAGCATGACATTAAAAGATCGTTATATAATCTTAGAAAAATATTTCTTAGATAAAGGACAAGAGGATTATAGATATGTCAATAATGATGATAAAGTAGTTATAGCAAGTTCTCAGAGTTTGATTAATGTATCTAATTATGAGGACGGTCAGTATTTTTATTTTGTAGATACTAACACTGTAAAAAAATTAAACAAGATATCTTCAGAATTTAATCCTACATTAGATTATCAAATCTATATCGGAAGAGATAAAATAAGATTTCAATACATCCATAATGCAGACTATGAGGCCCGCATTGACCCAGGATTAACTAATCTAATCGATGTTTATATTTTAACCAAACAATACGATATTAATTACAGACAGTGGTTAAACGGGTCGATCGCTAACAAACCATTGCCACCTAGTAGCGATTTTCTTTTCAATTTATTGTCACCGGAATTAAACAAAATTAAATCAATCAGCGATGAGATAATTTATCATCCTGTGAAATATAAAGCTTTATTCGGAGCTAAATCAACTTCTGATGTTCAGGCGATATTTAAAATAGTTAAAAATCCTGAAATAGTTATCAGCGATAATGATATTAAAACTAAAGTACTTGTGGCTATCTCTGAATTTTTCAGTTTAGAAAATTGGGATTTCGGAGATAATTTTTATTTTAGCGAGCTATCAACATATGTGATGAATAGGGTAGCACCTAATATTGTTAGTTTTGTAATCGTACCTAAAGATGCTGATTTAAAATTTGGTAGTCTGTATGAGATACGATCAGAAAAAGATCAGTTGTTTATCAATGCTGCTACGATCAATGACATCGAAATAATCTCTTCTATCACTGCTAGTAAGATACAGAGCTCGGGTGATATAATCGTAGCAGACAGCATTATCAGCCAACAATCTGTAACCAGCGGGATTAACTAATGGCCTTTAATAAAGATCAAAACGAACCAAAGATTCCTATTTCAAACGTTGAAAAAAGAAATACATCAGATCTCCTGCCACGATTTTACAGGACTAAAAGCAATAAAAAATTCTTGCAGGCCACACTAGATCAATTAACCCAACCAGGCACAGTTAAAAAGCTTAATGGTTATATTGGTAGAGAAACTGCTAAAGCAGTTACCAGCAATGATGTTTTCCTGGCAGCAGCCAGCAAGGAAAGACAGGATTATCAACTAGAACCCGCAGCAGCGATACAGGATTATCTAGGCAATACTACATTCTTTAAAGATTATATTGATCATATTAATCATATAAAAACATTTGATGGTAATATCGCTAATCATGCTAGAATAAACAAAGAAGAATTTTATAGTTGGAATCCAAACATCTGTTGGGATAAATTTGTTAATTTCCAGCAATACTATTGGTTGCCTTTTGGTCCCTCTCCTATCGAAATATTCGGTCAACAGCTAGAAATAATCAGCACCTTTACAGTCAAGGGTGTTGACGAAGAGGATAATGTTGCTTATCTGTTTACTCCTAACGGACTAACACGCAATCCAACTCTAAGATTATTTAGAGGACAGACATATAGATTTGATATCGATGCCGAAGGACATCCCTTTAGTATTAAATTTTCTAGAAAAGCTGGAACCTTAGATCGATATACTGAAGGTGTTGACGGTTTCGCTATAGAAAAAGGAATCATTACTTTTACTGTATCTGACGATGCCCCAGACGTACTGTATTATGTTAGTGAAAATGCAGTTGATACTGGAGGAGTTTTTCATATCTTAGATATTGAAGAAAATACTTCGATTGACCTTGAACAAGATTTCTTAGGGAAGAAAACTTATATTGTTCCTAATGGAACCGCTAAAGGGTTACAAATTAGCAACGGAATGAAAGTCAGTTTTGGAGGACAAGTAATTCCTGAACAATACAGTGAGGGATTTTGGTATGTAGAAGGAGTAGGTACTTCTATCAAACTGATTAATGAAAAAGACCTTGAAATAAGAACATCTTATAAAGAAGAAGCGGCTTTATTGTTTGATGATGTTCCTTTTGATCAACTGCCTTTCGGTGATGCCAGTGTTTTTCCTAGTAGGAAAGATTATATTACTATTAATCGAGGAAGCATGGATAAAAATCCATGGAGTCGTTACAATAGATGGTTCCATCAAGACGTAATCATTGCTAGTGCTGCTGCTAATAGCGCCGAAGCCGAACTGGACCAAACAGCAAGAGCCATACGACCTATTATAGAATTTAATGCTGGAATAAAATTACACAATTACGGAATTTCTTCTAAGAAAAATATAGATGTTATAGATACATTTACTCGAGATGTTTTTAGCATCATAGAAGGTAGCATCGGTTATAACGTTGATGGAATCGATCTAGCAGATGGTATGCGGATTTTGTTTACCGCAGATCCTGACAGATTTGTTAAAAACAAGATTTTTAAAGTAAATTTTATCACGGTTACACCGCCTGAACGAACTATAACTTTTAATAGTGCAACGGCAGTAGACATAACAAATGATAGAATCACTTTTGCCCAAGAACACGGTCTAAGTTCGACCAGTCAAATAACCTATCTAACCAATGACAATGCACCAATCGGGGGACTTACTAACAGAAAAATATATTATATTAATATAATTGATACTGTGACTATCGAACTGTATACAGATCAGAGATTGACAAAGAGGGTAGACCTTTTTACGACATCCACAGGAACACATAAGTTTGATATATATGCTGGTCGTAGTCGGCAGATTAATCTCGTAGAAGAACCTGATTCAGAACCGGTTGACGGCGAAACTGTATCTGTAAATTATGGCACGACCGAAGAAGTTGCTGAAAGTATACGGGGAAATCAAGGACAGACATATTGGTTTAACGGTAACCAATGGAAGCTAGCACAAATAAAGTACACTGTAAATCAACCTCCTCTTTTTGATTTGTTTGATGAGGATGGAGATAGTTTTTCTGATTTCATAAAGTATGATGGATCGACATTTTCTGGCAACAAAATTTTTAGTTACAAAGTAGGAACTGGTATCAAAGACAAGGAACTTAATTTTCCTTTATCCTATCTTAACATCAATAATATCGGTGATATAGTTTTTGAATTTAATCTTTTAACAGAGCAATTCGCCTATAAAAAACTGACTGATGTGATTTATAAAAACACTGATGTAGGATTTTTAAAAATATCAGACTCTATCGTTGAAACTAAATTTGAAAATGGTTGGAAATTAAGTTCTTTATCTAACACGCAGCCCGTAGTTCGAGTATTTAAAGAACATAACTACGATGGGACTACCAAACCCTTTCCAATCGATACATTTGATGGAAAAGAAAATCTCGACGACCTAGAAGTCAGAGTTTATATTAACAGCAAGAGACTTCCTAGAGATCAATATCGGGTACAAGATGGAGTAGTAAGAAAAGAACTAGTATTAGACACAGCAGTTTCTAGGAATGACATAGTAACTTTAAGATGTTTTACTAAAAAAGCAAAAAACAAAAATGGATATTATGAAATTCCTATCAGTTTACAAAATAATCCTTTAAACAATAATATAGAGCAGTTTACCTTAGGGCAGGTTATTGATCATGTTGACAGCATAATTGACAACATCATGGTGTTTGAAGGTCAGTATCCAGGAAATGGAAATCTTCGAGACATCGGAAATCTTACCTCCTATGGCACGAGATTCGCACAGCACAGTGGTCCTATGAATCTAAGCCTATATCATATGGGATCTAAATCTGCTAACATCATCAAGGCATTAGATCAAGCAAGAAATGATTACGGTAAGTTTAAAAGAGCGTTCATAGTCGCAGCTACAGAAAGTGGCATAGATACGGATCCTAAGAGACACGTTGATTTTGTTTTACAATCTATGTCTCAAGATAAACCCAATATCTTACCCTATTATCTCAGTGACATGTTTGGATATGCCGCATCTAACAGGATCGAATACACTATCATAGATCCTCGCATTAAGACCTATCCTTTGACTGAAAAATTTACTCTGTCTTCGTTGTCGAATAAGGCAGTCAATATATATCTCAATGGGGAACAGTTATTGCATGGTCGAGATTATGTTTTCGGCGATGATGTATTTTTTGAAGTCCTGATAGATCTTGAAGAGAGTGATCTTCTTGAAGCATACGAATATGTTAACACTGATGGATGCTATTGCCCACCAACTCCTACTAAGTTAGGATTATATCCGTTGTTCGAACCAAAGATTTTTGAAGACGACAGTTATTCTGAGCCAACAAATGTTATACGCGGCCACGATGGTAGCATAACGGTGGCATTTAATGATTACAGAGATCAGCTGCTATTAGAGCTTGAAAAGCGTATTTTTAATAATGTTAAAGTAGAGTATGATACACAAATATTTGATATTTTTGATTTTATTCCCGGATATAATCGTCAAGTTGATTATAACAAGCAGGAGTTTGATCAGATACTGTCTAAATATTTTTTCCAATGGACCTTGAATATACAACAGGATTATACCAAGCATATAGGATATGATAGCATCAATGCTTTTACCTATAA